TGCGTGGCGTCTGGGGGAGAAGCGATATGACAAGCATGGTCTGTTACATGACCAATCCTGTACCAGGCAACCTGGAAGGGAGTGCAAACGCACACCTAATAGGTGCTGCACCTGATCTGCTAGAGGCATTAGAGGCTATCGTTGAGGACATCAGGGAGACTTGTCTGGATAATGAGATCTTTGAAGATTTGTTTCTTGACCACGCCAAACACGCTCTACTTGCTAGAGCAGACGCAGCTATAGCCAAGGCGAAAGGGGGGGGCAATGAGTGAGCAGCCACCGATAACCTTGGACGAGTCTATGGAGATCGTGCTTAATGTATGCGGAGATTGGTTAGCTGACATAGACCCTGAGTACTCAGAGGATCTCGTAGGTGTTCCGGTAGGCAGGGTTGAAGATGCCTATCGCTTTCTTAGGACAATCAAGACGGCATTTATTATAGGCGAGGTGAGCAATGGCTAGATTATTGAAGGGCATTCCCCCGGAGTTTGTGGCACGAAAGCTATATCCGTACTGGCATCCGATGCATGATACCTTTCCGGGTTCTAGGGATGACAGGGATCGGTTAGAAGAGGAAGCTATGGCTCTGATAGAGGCACGAGCTACTGTGGTAGAGCAGCAGGTTGCGGATAGCTACGCATACTATGAAGTGGTACAAAGGCAACCCCTGCTAGTGCGGTGCATACCTTTTCGGGATTGTTGGGAAGGAGATCCTGCTTGGATACGTGGCCTTAATCTATCTGACGTACAACGTCAAGAACGCTTTGATACACTATCCAGTGCATAGCAAATTTGGAAAGGAGAACCCCATAGCTAAGGCAGAAGGGGGCAAGCGATGAGTGAACTAGTTGCCACGTTGCTGTTGCCAGATGGAAGTAAGGTGAGAGTGGGGCCGTCTGGTAGGAATAAGGAGTTTGCCTTGGAAGAACTACAGGCGTTTGTTGGGGGCTACATCGAGCAAGTTCGCTTGCCCAACGGCCAGACTATGTACGTAAATGAGGATGGCAAAATGCACGGCTTGCCTTATAACGACTGCGCCTCTATTGCTACAGGCCATCAACATCTGGTTGTGGGGCCTGCCTTGCTAATGGATGGGGGGGC